TCTTCCAGGGCGAGCCGACCAATTCGGTCGCGTTTGACACGACCCCTGACACGATCGCGCCCCTGGGCGTCGGCGAGCTGCGATGGAACGAGACCAACGGCACGCTTGAGTTTGTGCTGCTGGGCGGTAACGTCGCGCTGCAAATTGGCCAGGAGCAATTGGCTCGGGTCAAGAACGACACTGGCGCGGTGCTCGCCAAGGGCACGGTGGTCTATCCGACGGGCGCCACGGGCACGAACAAGACCGTGGCCAAGGCGCAGGCGAACGCTGAAGCAACTTCGAGCAAGACTTTCGGCGTGCTGGCCGAGGCGATCGCCAACGGCCAGCACGGCTTTGTCGCGACGTTCGGCCTAGTCGACAACATCGACACCTCGGCTCTGACGGAGGGTGCTGCGGTGTACCTGTCACCGACCGTGGCGGGTGGGCTCACCAGTACAAAGCCGTCATCGCCAAATCACATGGTCGTCATCGGATTCTGCGTTCGCTCGCAGGCGAACAACGGCGTGCTGTTCGTGAAAGTGCAAAACGGTTTCGAGCTCGACGAAATCCACAACGTCAAAATCACCAGTCCGCAAGATGGCCAGGTACTGAAATATCAGTCCTCGACCGGGTTGTGGATTAACGCCACCCCGTGAGCCGTGTCCGTCTGAACGCGGCGAACCACTAGCATCGGTATCTGTTGATCATGCGAGATCCGCTGGACCTACAGCGCCAGGAACGCGAGGCTGAAAGCGAAGAGCTGGTGGCCCGTGAGAAACGCCGCAGGGAACTGGATGATCTGCGCTGGTTGATGGCCCATCCCCAAGGGCGGCGAATCGTCAGCCGTCTGCTGGAGGAAACAGGCGTCAACCGCACCTCGTTCAACCATAGCGGAAGCGTTATGGCGTTCAACGAAGGGCGGAGACAAATCGGCCTGTTCCTGACAGCGGAGGTCCTGGAAGCGTCGGCCGACGGGTACATGAAGCTCCTGAAGGAGTACCAGGGTAAACGAGATGGATGACCAAGTAGCGGGAAGCAGCACACCTGTCCAAGACGCTGTGGAACCGACGAGTGCTGAGAGCCAAGACACAACGGCCCTGACGGCGCCGGAGACGCAGGCAACGGAAGCTCAAGCGGTAGAGCCGCAGATTCCGGAGTCCTACGAATTCCAGATGCCCGAGGGTGTCGAGATTGACCAGGACGCGGTCCAGGAATTTTCTGGCCTCGCCAAGGAACTGAAGCTCGATCAGGCCAATGCGCAGAAGGTCGCTGACATCGCCGTTAAGATGATGGCAAAGCAGACCGAACAGCATCAGAACCTGGTGACGAGCTGGACCGAGCAGACCAAAGCCGACAAAGAGTTCGGTGGCGATCGGCTCAACGAGAACCTGGCGGTGGCGAAGAAAGCGCTGGATACGTTCGGTACGCCCGAGCTGCGCGACGTGCTCAACATGACCGGGTTGGGAAATCACCCCGAGGTCATTCGAGCGTTCTACCGGGCGGGCAAGGCGATCAGCGAAGACAGGTTCATCTCCGGCTCACCGAAAGGTGCCGAGGTGGACCCGGCACGACGACTGTTCCCTTCAATGAACTGAGGATAGGTGACTCACTATGGCAACCTTGAGTGTGACCAACCCGACGCTGCTGGACGTATCCAAGCGGCTCGACCCTGACGGCAAGATCGACACCATTGTCGAGCTGCTCAATCAATCCAACGAAGTGCTGACCGACATGTCCTGGGTCGAGGGCAACCTGCCCACCGGCCACAAGACCACGGTTCGCACGGGCCTGCCCACGCCGACCTGGCGTAAGCTCTACGGTGGCGTTCAGCCGTCGAAGAGCACGACCGCCCAGATCACCGACTCGTGCGGCATGCTCGAAGCCTACGCCGAGGTGGACAAGGCGCTCGCTGATCTCAACGGCAACACCGCGGCATTCCGCCTGTCGGAAGACGCCTCGCACATCGAGGCGATCAGCCAGGAGCACGCGCAGACGCTGTTCTACGGCAACGAAGGCACCGAGCCCGAGGCCTTCACCGGCTTCTCTCCGCGCTACAACTCGCTTTCCGCCCAGAACGCGGACAACATCATCGACGCCTTCTCCGGCTCCGGTGGTGACCTGACCTCGATCTGGCTGTGCGTGTGGGGCCCGCAGACCGGCTTCGGCGTTTACCCGAAGGGCTCGCAGGCTGGCCTGCAGATGAGCGACAAGGGCCAGGTGACGATCGAGAACGTCGATGGTAACGGCGGCCGCATGGAAGGCTACCGGACGCACTACCGCTGGGACGCAGGTCTCGTGGTGCGCGACTGGCGCTACTTCGTTCGCATCGCGAACATCGACATCTCCGAGCTCGGCACGATCGCCAACACCAAGAACCTGGTGAACTGGATGGTCCAGGCCACCGAGCGCATTCCTTCGTTCGGCAAGGGCCGCGCGGTGTTCTACATGAACCGCACCCTGCGCGAGAAGCTGCGCCTCGGCATCCTCGAGCGCGTGAGCTCCAACCTCACCTGGGAAACGGTCGAGGGCAAGCGCGTGATGGTGTTCGACGACATCCCGGTGCGCCGTACTGACGCGCTGATCAACACTGAAACCCGCGTCCAGTAATCGCAGGACCGAAGGAGACAGACCATGATTCTTGATGAACGAAATGAGTTCTGCGATGCCGTGTCTTGCAACACGGGAGCCGCTGGAACCTATAACTTGGGCGACATCATCGACCTGGGTGCAGTGTCCCCGTCGCGCGATCTTGGCGGTGACGCGGCGCTGTACCTGGTTGTGAGCGTCGACACTGGCATCACGACCGCGGGCTCTGCCGGTACGGTCGCGTTCCAGCTCGTCTCCGACGGGACGGACACGATCGCCACCAACGGCACGCAGACGATCCACGCTGTATCGCGCGCGTTCACCACGGGCTCGAGCGCGATCGCCGCGGGCACCACGTTGTTCGCCATCCAGCTTCCGATGGAAGGTGCAGTGTACGAGCGTTACCTGGCAGTTCAGCAGGTGACTGGTACCACGGCACTTAACGCCGGCAAGATCAACGCCTTCCTCACCGAAGACGTTGCTCGCTGGAAGGCCTACGACTCGCCGCCGCAGGCGTAAGGTAGGGTGCTATGAAGCTCGTTGTGGCACTGACAACCGGGTTCTACGAAGGATCGCGTGTCCGAGCAGGCACCGAGTTCGAGGTGCCCGACGACTTCAAAGGCTCCTGGGTTGCTGCAGTCGATTCCCCGGCTGCAGCGCCCAAGATCATCAAGCCTCGCGCGCAGCCGCGCACGCTGTCCGAGATGGCGAAAGCTGCGGTGACGGCTCCGACTGACATTGTCTGAGAGCGGGCATGGCGACTGTCTCACCAGTCACCACGTTCCCGTTCGAGACTTCACTCGATGTGGCGGTCACCACTTGGTCGCCACTGCAAGCCGATGACGACGGGGTCCCCGTGCGTCTGGCTGTTTATTCCGACCGATCGATCCAGGTCACCGGCACGTTTGGCGGTGCGTCAGTCACGATCGGCGGCAGCAATGACGGCATCACGTATCACGCATTGAGCTCGACCGATGGCCAGGCATTGACCCTGACCGCGGCCGCGCTCAAGCAGATCGTCGAATTGCCGGTGTACATCAAGCCGCGAATTTTCGGTGGCAACGGCACCACAAACCTGACGGTGATCCTAGCAGGTCGCCGTTCCTTCTGAGGATTAGGCATGGCAACCAGCGCTTGGAACAAGTTCGACGATTTCAGCGAACAGCTGATCCGCGGTGTTCACGATTGGGACGCGCACACGTTCAAGGTCGTGCTCGTGCCGGATACCGACGCGCCAGTTGCGACGGATACTATTCTGGCCAACATTACGCAGGTCGCGAACGGCGGCGGCTACACCACGGGCGGCGAGACCACCACGATCTCGATCGAAGTGTCGGGTCCGACGACCACGGTCAAGGGCACGCAGGTGCAGTGGACCGGGAGTGGCTCAGGCTTCGGGCCTTTCCGCTACGCCGTTCTGTACAACGACACCGCGGCTAATGACCCGCTTGTCGCCTGGTTCGACTACGGCGTGGGCGGCGTTACGCTGGTCGGCGCAGGCGAGACGTTCACCATCAAATTCAACAATACATCGCCTGGCACGATGTTCACGCTGGCGTAAGACATGGTACAGACATTAGAAGAACGACTCGCTGCGCCCGATATGCAAGGACTCCCAGACTGGGAAGCCGCGAACAAACTTAATGCCCCGGATCCAACGCTGCCTGCAATCATCGAGTGGCAGACCACATATGTTGGCCCCGGCTCCATTATGGACGCGTTAGGGCCGACTGAGGGCGCGGCGTTGCTCGACGTCATCAAAGCATCCACCGATCCTGTGATGCGCTGGGGGCTTCAGGTGGTAGAGACAGGCAAGCTCGATATCGGACTTGCGTCCAGCCGCGCTCAACTTGACGCGTTAGTGACGGCGGGCGTTCTGACTTCGGCGCAACGCGACACGCTTTTTTCGCTGTCTAGAACTGAGCGGTATCCCTCGTGGGCAGAGGCAAACGACACGTTTGTGGATTCGCGCGCGGTTGGCATTGCACGAGGAGGTAAGCCGTAATGGCAGTCGCAAAATGGGCAGCGCCAAGCACGCGCTCCAGCAACTTTGCTGGCTCGCCGTCGGCATTTAACAGTCTGGTTAACGGGTCGGAAAGCGCTGTAGTCACCTACGACAACTCGACAAATCGAAACTTGTACGGCGCCGTGACACTGAAGCTGGGATCTATCACCCCAAGTACGGGCGGGTCTGTGACTCTGCGGATCACCCTATCTGATGGCACGGATACCGCAGACAAAGCTGCCGGTGATCTTTATACCGCTGTTTTGGCAAGCGGAGCGAGCGCCAAGGTCGTGATCTGGCCAATGGTTCGCATTTATCCTTTCTCGTTGAGGTTTTCGCTGATTAATAACAGTGGCGTGACGTTGGCTTCATCCGGCAACGAGATTTATGTGACCCCTTACAACGAGGATGTGAGCTGATGCCGCGTGGCGTCAACATGTACGATGAAGGCCGTATCCAGCAGCGGAATTACGGGCTGTCCGATAACGTACAAATTGTTTCTCCGGGGTTCCTTACCGACGGCCTTCGCTATTTTATGGATATTGGGAACTCATTTTGCTATCCGGGCAGTGGAACAATTGTTTATGACGTGAGCGGCTACAACATAAACAGGGGGTCTTTTGTTGATTCTCCGACGTATTCCCTATCGGGAGGTGGAAGTCTAATTTTTGATGGTAGTGGGACGACCGATTACGTCAGTGTTCCCGATTCTCAGTGGTTGGCTACCGAGGCAACATTCCTAATCTGGCTTTACCGTAACGGTGCGCAATTGGGTACTGCCGGGTTGATTTTCTATTCAGGATCTCTTGCAGGACTCAATTTCTACGCAACTACAAACAACCTTGGCTATCACTGGAATGCTTCTTCAACAACTTTTAACTATAACAGTGGACTGCAGCCCCCTTCGCTTGCATGGTCTATGGGCGCTCTTTCTGTGTACCCAGACAGGGCTGTTTTTACATTGTGCCAAGCGTCTGGTACGACGACTGCCACAAATACCGCGACCCATGCTGCTGTAACTTTGAACGGGCTTCGTGTAGGGCACACAATCGGAACTGCTAACCGTTACTTCAAAGGGAACATTGCAATAGCGGCGGTGTACAGCCGGGCGTTGTCTCCAGAGGAAATCACTCAGAACTTCAACTCGACCCGCGCTAGGTTCAACATCTAACGATGTTGCGCATACGGCAGCCAGCGTTAAGCGCAGTAACGACTACCGCTTATACGCTCGATACTACCGCCGGTGCCTACAACATCACCGGCAGTAATGCGACTGTTCTTTTTGACCGCCTGACTTCTGTTAATGCCGATGCCTACAGCATTACCGGCAGCAACGCGACCGTTCTTTTTGACCGTCTGACTTCTGTTAATGCCGGCACCTACAACCTCACCGGCAGCAACGCGACCGTTCTTTTTGACCGTCTGACTTCGGTCACGTCCGCCACCTACAGCATCACCGGCAGTGATGCAACGCTTGAATATGCGGCCACGCTCATTCTCGAGGTCACTCCTGGCGAATACAACCTCACGGGCAGTTCGCCCGCGATGCTGTTTAACTCGCTGGTGAGCGTGACGCCAGGTGATTACGACATCACCGGCAGCGATGCTGCAATGCTTTTCGATCAGATGGTCGAGGTCGCGCCTGGCGCGTACTCGATCACCGGCACTGATCCTGTTCTGCTATATGACCGGGTCGTCATCACGTCGATCGGTCAGTACAGCATCAGCGGCACCCCCGTCACGCTCGTGCTTCAGGGTGGAATAGTCTGGCCCTCACCGTCTGACGTCAAACTCGGGGTCGAGTACGGCCCGACAGGGATCGAGTACACCGGCACCATGCTGTCCGGACAAATCTGGTTGCGCCGTCGGTAGTGTCCGTCTGCGCGGTCGCTGACCGTACAGTTCTTCCATGGCCAGCGCAGTCGACATCTCAAACACCGCATTGAGCCATCTCGGCGCCGATGCGGTGGTGACGTCCCTCTCCCCTCCCGACGGATCTGTTGAAGCTGGGCATTGCGCCCGGTTCCTGCCGATCGCCAGGCAGGCTGCGCTGGTCACCCACAACTGGAATTTCGCGCGCAAGCGCGTGGCCCTGGCGCTGCTGACCAATGACTCCGCCGAGTGGGCCTACAAGTACCAGCTGCCGAGCGATTGCCTGCGGGCTCGCAAGATTCTGTCACTCGATGACAAAGACATGCCCGAGCGCAACGGCGCGCTGTTCGATATCGAGGGCACCGGGATCTACAGCAACCAGCCGCTGGCCACGCTGGTCTACACGACGGACGTGACCGACACGACCAAGTACCCGCCCGATTTCGTGCAGGGGCTCGGCATGTTGCTGGCGGGATACCTGGCGGGTCCGCTGATCAAGGGCTCCGAGGGAATGAAAATCTCCGACGCCTGGATCGAGCGCGGGTTGGCAATCATGCGTCGAGTCGCTGCGTTTGATGCGAGTTCTGCGAAAGAGAATTCGGAGTTCACGCCGGGGTCGATCGCGGTTCGCGCATGAAGACGCTGTTGCGATCGTTTGCTGGTGGTGAGATTACGCCGGAGCTCTACGGTCGTCCCGACCTGACCAAATACCAGACCGGCCTGGCCAAGTGCCTGAACATGACCGTGCTGCCGCACGGCCCTGCCACGCGTCGCCCAGGCTTCGAGTATCGGGCCGAGGTTGACGACTCGACCAAGCGCGTGCGCCTGATCCCGTTCGCTTACAGCGCGACGCAGACCGTGATCCTTGAGTTCGGCGACCAGTACATCCGATTCTTCGCCAACGGCGGTTCGCTGCTGGAGACCTCGAAGGCGATCGTCAGCATTGCCGGCTCGACGGTGACCGTGACCGGTCACGGCTGGTCGACGGGCGATGACGTGTACATCGGCACGCGGGTGCATCGCATCACCTCGACGGGCGCTGACACCTTCACCACCGCCGATCGCTGGGGCGCTGCGACGACGGCCTCCGGCACGACCGCTGCGCGCGTGTACACGATCGCATCCCCGTACCTGGAAGCTGATCTGTTCGACCTGCACTACGCGCAGGACTCGGACGTGCTGACCATTTGCCATCCGAGCTATGCCGCACGCGAGCTCGCACGCAATGGCGCGACGGACTGGACGCTCACGACCGTGTCGTTTTCCGCGCCGACCAACGCGCCGACGACGATCTCGGTGACCGAGACCATTGTGCAGAACCAGTACCTGACCGACCAGGTTTACGTGGTGACCAGCGTCAATGACGCGAACGAGGTTGAGTCATTGCCGAGCGTCAAGCTCACGGCGACGAACAATTTGGCCTTGTCCGGAAACTACAACACCATCAGCTGGACACCCGTAAACGGTGCCTCGCGCTATAACGTGTACAAGCGCCGCGGCGGATCGTTTGGTTACATTGGCCAGGCTAAGACCGAGGCCAGCGGTACGACCTTTTCCGTAACCAGCGCTCAACGGGGCGACGGCTCGTTTCAGGTCACGCTCAACACCAGCTCGGCGCACGGGTTCGTGCCTGGCAACACGATCTTGGTGTCGGGCGTGTCGGAGTCCTACGACGGCGTGTGGACGGTGGCGACCGTTCCGCTCACCACGCGACTGACGTACATCTCGTCCAAGAAGGGCAACCCGAACTTTCTCGGCGCGGCCGGCACTGTGCGGGCTGCGTCCAACTTTGTCATTGACGACAACGTCGTGCCTGATATGGGCCAGGTGCCGCCGGATGACTTGATCTCGCTGAACGCCGAGGAGGACGAGTACCCGTCGGCGACCACGTACTTTGAGCAGCGCCGATGGTTTGCTGGCACTAACGACTCGCTGCAAGGCGTTTGGGCCACCCGCAATGCCACCGGCAACAACCTGACGTCCAGCGTGCCGTCGCGCGATGACGACGCCATGGAGTTCCGCATCGCTGCCCAGCAGCAGAACGCCATCCGACACATGGTGCCGTTGTCCGACATCCTTGCCTTTACCGTGGGCGGTGAGTTCCGCATCTTCGCCGACAACGCCCCGAACATCACGCCGACCAGCCTGTCGGTCAAGCCGCAGGGCTATGCCGGCGCCAGTAACGTGCAGCCAGCATTGACGTCAGGCTCGGTGCTCTATGTCCAGGCGCAGGGCTCGCGCGTGCGCGAGATCGCGTACAACTGGCAGTCGAGCGCGTACAGCTCGATCGACATCAGCATCATGTCTCCGCACCTGTTCGACACGTACAGCATCGTTGACCTGGCTTACGTGCGAGCGCCGGTGCCAACGCTCTGGTGCGTGCGCTCCGACGGCACGTTGCTCGGGCTCACTTACGTGCCCGAGCAGGAAGTCTACGGCTGGCACCAGCACACGACGGACGGCGTGTTCGAGTCCGTGGCGGTCGTCGCCGAGGGGCTCGAGGACGTGCTCTACGCGATCGTGCGCAGAACGATCAACGGTCGCTCCGTGCGCTATGTCGAGCGCTTGAAGACGCGCTTGTTCGCGGCGCAGGACGACGCGTTCTTCGTCGACTGCGCGCTGACCTACGACGGCACGCCGACCACGACGATCACGGGGCTGCATCACCTGAACGGCAAGACCGTGCAGATCCTGGCAGACGGCGCCGTGCATCCGCCCAGGGTGGTGGCCTCGGGGTCGATCACGTTGGAATCGGCCGCCAGTGTCGTCCAGGTCGGTCTGCCGTACACCTCGGACCTGCAGACCCTGCCGCTGGCGTTCGAGGGTGTGCAGGGCGGCGGACAGTTCATGCGCAAGAACCTGAATGGGGTGGCAGTGCGCGTCACGCGCTCGAACCTGGTGAAGGCCGGCCCGTCGTTCTCGAAGCTGACCGAGTTCCCTGCGCGCGATCACACCGACCCGTATGGCTCACCGCCCGCGCTCAAGACCACCGAGCTGCGCTTTGCCGTCGGTCCGAACTGGAATTCAGACGGCACCCTTTGCGTGCGCCAGGATCAACCTCTGCCACTGACCGTGCTGAATTTGACGCTGGATGTCGCACTCGGCGGTTGAGACGCTGGCGCCTGCGCCCGAGCTCTTGGATTACATCGCCGATCACCTGCGGGATCAGGATCGCGTCGAGATCGCAGCACTCGGCAAGACCGACTTTCGAGCTGCCCTGCACCAGTCCGTTGCCGAGTCGCGCTGGTCACGCATTGCCATGTTGAACGCCGAGCCCATCGCCGTGTTCGGTTGTGGCGAATACGGCTCGCTTTTAGCCCCGATCGGCGTGCCCTGGCTGCTCGGCACTGAGGCCGTCCAGACGCGTCGCCGTGACCTTATGCGCCTGTCCCGACGCTACATTTCCACCATGCTGCAGGACTACCCACGTCTGATGAACGCCGTCCACGCCGACAACAGCGTGTCGATCGCGTGGCTGCAACGCCTGGGGTTCCGTATGCGTCCGCCCATTGCCGTGCCGCCCCATGGCGCACGGTTCCATGTCTTCGAGATGTATCGCCATGTGTGAGCCGACAACCTTAGCCTACGTCGCCATTGCATCATCGGTACTGGCCGGGGGCACCAGCGCCTACGCCAGCATGCAGCAGGGGCAGGTCGCCAAAGATGTCGCCAAGAACAACGCCAAGATGGCCGAGTACGCGGCCCAGGATGCCGTCCGACGCGGGGAGCTGGAGGCTCAGGCGATTTCTCGCAAGGGCTCGCAGCTGCAGGGCACCCAGCGCGCACTGATGGCGTCGCGAGGGCTCGACCTCAGCGTGGGCACGCCCGCCGACATTATCGACCAGACGAGCTTTTTCACTGAGACCGACGTCAACACCGCGCGCTACAACGCCCGGCGCGACGCCTGGGCGTACCGTGCGCAGGGCGATGCCATGCGTGCAGAGGGCTCCGCCGCGGCCAACAACGCCAACCTGCAGGCGTTCTCGACGCTTCTCGATACGGCCAGCAGCGTGTCGTCCAAGTGGGGGAAGACTAGGTAATGCCCCAGGTCCCCCTCTACGACGGGCCGCAGGTTCGCGAACAGGCGCTGCAGCCCGTCTATCAGCGCACGCCCGACGTGAGCTCCGGGGCGCAGAGCCTGGCGCGCTCGCTGGACAAACTCGGCGACGCCGCCATGCGTCAGGCCGAGCTCAAGGTCGACGCCGAAGCCACCACCATCGACCAGGAGATCACCAGCAACTGGCTCAGCTGGAACTCTGCTGCGCTGCGAGATCCGAAGTACCGCGGGCAGGGCATTGATCAGTACGAGGCCGATGCCGCCAAGTGGTGGGAAGACACGCGTGCGCAGTATTCCGCCAATGCCAGCGCCATGGCCAAGCAGCGCGTCGGCCAGTCGCTCGGGCAGAAGCTCAACTCGGCGATGGCCAGCGTCAACAACTATGCGCTGCAGTCACGCGAGCGGTTTGCCGATGAGCAATACGACGCCGCGGTCAACAGCGAAATTGAGTTCGGCATTGACACCGGCGACGTCGCCGGGTCCGCCCAGCGCATTCGGCAGATGGCCTCCGAAGTCGGCGCCCGCAAGGGCTGGACGACTGAGATGACCATGGCCGAGCAGCAGAAGCGCCTCGGTGTCCTGCACCTGACCGAGGTACAACGCCTCGCAGAAAGCGATGCAGAGGCCGCCCAGGCGTATTACGACCAGCACAAGACTGAGCTGCCGGCGGACGTCCAAGCGCGCACAGAGTCGCTCCTGAAGGCCTCTGCGGATGACCAGTTTGCCAGTGCCTTTGCGCTGGAGCAGGCGGGTCGCTCGTACAGCGAAGCGCTTGCCTCGGTTCGCGAGATTGATGACCCAGAGCGTCGCAAAAAAGCGCAGGTCGCCGTCAACGAGCAGTTTGCGATGGAGCGCCAGATTCGCGAGCAATCCGAGCAGGATGCCCGAAACGAAGCCTGGCAACTGGTCGCACAGGACCAGCCCGTGCCCGAGCGGATTCTGTCCAGCATGGACGGTGCCAGCCGCGTCGCCCTGCAGGACTACCAGGCGGAGAAGGCGCGCAAGGCGGCACTGGGTGAGCCTGTCGTTACGGACTGGGGTGTCTATTACAACCTTCGTCGTCAAATTGCAGACGGTCAGTCGGTCAACCTGCAGGAGGCCAGTCTCAAGCTGGCGCCGACTGAGCTCAAGGAGCTGATCAAACTCGCATCGCCCGTTGAACAGGGTGGTGGCACGCAGGACGCGCTGTTCACACTGCAGCAGCGCATCGACCAGTCCCTGTCGGCATTCCCAGACATCAACCTCGACAGCGAGGATGGCAAGGCCATGGCCGGGCAGTTCCAGGCCGATGTCGATCGTCGCGTGCGCGAGGAGTCGCTTGCGAAAAAGCGCAAGCTCACGCCCGATGAGGAGCAGTTGATCGTCGATCGCGCGACGCTCGATCGCGTTTACGTCGACGAGTGGGGCTCCGACCCGCAGCTGCCTGTCGGCATGCTGTCGTCCGAACAGCTCGAGGACGCGTATGTCACGGTCCAGAACCGAAACATCCGTCTGTCGAGCATTCCCGCCGACGATCGGTTGCAGATTATTTCGGCATTGCGCCAGTCCGGGATTTTCCCGACGGAGCAACAGATCGCCACGCTCTATCTACAAGGTCAGCAGACGCGAGGTAAGAAGTGACGGATTACCTGCGCCTGGCCCAGCAGCAAGCCGAACAGCAGGCTGCGCTGGACGAACCGTTGCCGTTGCAACCGAAGGACGACGCGAACCCGTATCTCGACCTGGCGCAGGGACTGGCGTCACGAGAACAAGAGCGTGCGCGCTTTCTGATCGACACCGCGCTGAAAGCGGATCCCGTCCGCGCCGCTGAGATCCAGAGGCTGAAAAACACCACCGGCATTCCGCCGGACATGATCGAGCGCAACTTCGAGGAAGTGCGCCGACGCGAAGCGGTCTCGGCGATTAACCTGGTGCAGATCGCCAAAGACTCGCCGGTTCTGGCCCGCCAGCTGCAGGATCCGAATTTCACCACCGTGGCGGTGGATGACATCGGCCTTCTGCACGATCTCGGTCGAGTCGTCCAGGACACGGGTGTCGCCGCACTGAGTGGCGCTGTCCGGCTGCCCCAGGCCGTGGTCGGCATTGCCGATATCGCGACGCTCGGGCAAGCCGGCAAGATGCTGGAATCGGTTGGCTATCGGCCGAACGAAGCGCTCGACATCCTGAACGAGTTCTACAGCGAGGGTACGCAACGTGCGCTTTCTCGCGTTCAGAACGCGGACGGCTTTTTCAACACGCTCGCCACCGCACTGCGCAATCCCAGCACCGTCGCGACGACCGTAATCGAATCGTTGCCGTCGGTGATCGGCGGTGCTGCGTTCGCGCGATTGATTACGGGCGTCTACGGATCGGTCTCGCCATTGCTGGGCGCAGCGACGGGCGAAGGCCTGATGGCTGCGGGCGCAATGGCGGAGGATCTGCGGGGCGATACCCCCGACGGCGAACTCAATCTGCGCCAGGCGCTGGGCTCTGCTGCAGCGGGATTCGGCACGGCGATTCTGGGCGCAGCGGGTGGACGCATCGCAGGTCGCCTGGGTCTCAACGACATCGACACGGCGCTGGCCAGTGGGGATCTCACTGGCACGGCGACGCCTGGCTTTGCCAAGCAGGTGTTGGGGCAGGGCCTCAGCGAGGGCGTGTTCGAGGAGCTGCCGCAGTCTGTGCAAGAGCAGATGTGGCAGAACTTCGCCAACGAGCGCCCGTTGTTTGAAGGCGTGGGTAATGCCGCGGCCATGGGCACGCTGGCAGGTTCGGCGACGGGTGCCGGGTTCGGTGCCTATAGCACGGCTGTCGCCAAGATCGTCGGTGCCGCTGCTCAACAGGCAGATCAGATCGAGCGTGCGGACCAGGACGCCAAGCGCCTGGCAGACGCACTGCGCATTGCCCAGGACTCGAAACTGCGTGAGCGATCGCCGGATCAGTTCCGCCAGCTCATCTCGCAGATGACCTCGGACGCCAACCTGTACGTCGACGGCGAAGTGCTGGCACAGCTGCCGCCCGAAGTTCAGGCGCAATTGCCGGCAACCGTGCAGGAGCAGATCCAGCAGGCGGCAGCGATCGGCGACGTCGTGACGATCTCCCAGGCCGACGCTTTGACCGTGGCGCCGGGCACTGAGCTTGAGCAGGTACTGGTCGACAACGCCAGAACCTCGCCCGATGCCATGAGCGCTGTCGAGGCGCAACAGGCGGCAGAGCAGGCGCAGGTGTTCCTGCAGCAGGAAGCCGAGCGCGTCATCGCCCAGGCCGAGGACCAGGAGGCCATGCGCGCGAGCTCCGAGGCGGTGCGCCAGTCGATCCTGGGCGAGCTCAACGCGGCAGGGCGCTACCGAGGCTCGGTCAACGAGGCAATGAGTCAGTGGGCCAGCGCGTTCTACACCACGATGGCAAGCCGCGTCGGCATGACCCCCGAGGAGTTCTACCAGCGCTATCGGCTGCGGGTGCTGGGTGAAGCGAGCGCTCCCGCGCAGGCGGATGAGCTGATTGAGCAACCTGGCTCGGCGAATTTCGACAACTGGTTCGGCGCCAGCAAGGTGGTCGACGACAGTGGTGCTCCGCTGGTTGTGTATCACGGGACCGTTCAACAAGAAGGCGGTTCCGTGATCAATGCGTTCCGTACTCCGTCGTTCTTCACTCCCAGCCCGACTTTTGCAAATCAGTACGCGAGCTCGTATGGCAGGTCTGAGGGCGGGGTCGTTTATCCGGTTTATCTCTCCGTACAGAACCCGTTTCGCTTCGGAATCGACACGTTTCCATTCCGGGATTTCTGGAAAACATTAAGCGCTGATAGAAAGCAAATATTTAAGGATCTGGCTGCCAGTACGTTTGATTTGAACAAGGCCACCGTCGCGGACGTTGAGCAAATGCTTACTGATTCCGAATGGGGCGCAAATGAAGATCCTGAGATAATTAGATTCTTGCAGTCTTTTGGCTATGACGGCGCGACGATTACCGAAGACGGCGTGGAAAATTGGATGGCGTTCAGCCCAGAGCAGATCAAATCTGCCACCGGCAACCGCGGCACATTCGATCCCAACAATCCCGACATTCTCCAGCAATCCGCTACTTTGCGCCGTGGCACTGAGACGTTAAAGAAGTACGGGCTCAAGCCTGGCCAAACCTACAAGACGCGCGACATCGCTGCCGCCTTGGAAGCACGGCAACGCGAAAAGTACGGAACGATCGCCGCCGACGACCGCAGTCCTGAAGCCGTGGCAAAGATCGCCAAGTGGATGCAGGCCGAGGTCGAGTTTGCGATGGACAACCCGGAGAGCTCCGGGGTCGGCTGGTACAGCGAGAAGTTCCAGCGCGCGCTCGACACGATGGCGCAAGTATTCCCTGAGCTCGCCACCGACAAGACCGCCCGCAACACCATGACGGCGCTGATCGCCATCACGTCGGACGGTCAGAAGGTTGTGCCCAACTTCGCCCAGGCGATGGACATCTACGGCAACTTCCGTGAAAGCGGCAAGTTCGAGACGTCTCGTGGGCACCAGCGCCAGGCCAGCATCAACGCCAACCTGGAAGTCGTTCAGCGTCTGCACGACACCATGGGCGCCGAGGCGATGCACGAGTACTTGATGCAGGAGAAGACCATCTCCGAGCTCAAGAAAATCGCCAAGGCGAACGGTGGCGAGATGAAATCGGACTACCAGGCGCACATCAAGATGCCGATGGCTGCCGTGGAGTTCGGCCCGAAGCTGGGCGCGTTCTACGCCAATCTGATGGGCGCGCACGGGTATCTGACGATGGATCGCTGGTGGTCGCGCACGTTCAACCGCTATCGCGGTACGTTGCTGCAGGCGCCGACTCGCCAGGGCTTGGATCGCTTCAAGGAACTGATGGTCGCCAGTTTGCCTGAATACGCAAACATGTCTGCCAGCATGATTTCGGACGATGAAGTGCTGTCTGCCGTAGTGGCTCCTCGCAACGCCTACGAGGCCAAAGGCTTCAAGAACGGCACTGAGATCGAGAAGGCTGCCAACACGATCTACAAAAAGGCGTTCGAGAATCTCGAAGACGCCCCGTTCAACGCGACCGATCGCACGTTCATGCTGGACGCGGTCAACAAAGCGCAGCAGTCACTGAAGCGCAAGGGGTATAATCTGAGCGTGGCCGACATTCAGGCCATCCTCTGGTATTACGAGAAGAGGCTATATGGCGAGCTCGGCGCAAGGCAAACCGCAGACATCAGCTACGAAGAAGCAGCCCAACGGGTCGCCTCTCGCTATGCCAGTGGACAGGGAATCGAGTCTCTTCTCGATGACACCGCAGCAGCACCAGAAGATGGTGGAGCAGGCGAGGGCGGAGTTCCTGTCGGCGAAGAGCTCTTCCAAGGAGGAGTAGATGGAGGATCTCAACAAGCCCGAGACGGAGCAGGACGCGAAGCTGGTACAGGACCGACGCCGTTACCGGGCGCTCCAGTCGTTGAAGGGGCAACAGGCCCAGACCCCCGCCTCGTCGCAGTCGCAGAGCAGTACGCCCGCGACAATGGCATCGACCTCCGACGCCAAGGACGATACGCCAAGGTAGACCGCGAGCGCGCTGCGCGCATTGCTGCAGCCTACGAGGCAATGGCGCATGACCCGCAGAATCCGCAGGTCAAAGAAGCCTACGAGAACCTGATCCGCCAGACCGTCGCCCAGTACCGGGCGCTGGAAGCGGCCGGGTATAAGTTCTGGTTTATCGATCCGACCAACGACCCGTACACCAGCCCCTGGGACGCCATGCGCGACATGCGCTCGACCCAGACCATGGGCGTGTTCCCGACAATCGCAGGGTTCGGTAGCGGGGCGACTGACGTCGACGTGACGGACAACCCGCTCATGGTCGACACGGGAATCCTGTGGCCTTACGGTTCGCCCGATGGCGAGCTCAAGCCGGTGCTGGCCAACGACCTGTTCCGTGCCGTGCATGACGCTTTTGGTCATGGGCTGGAAGGCGCAGGCTTTCGCGCTCAGGGCGAAGAGAACGCCTGGCAAGCGCACATCCGACTGTTCACGGGCAGTGCTGTTGGCGCGGTCACCAGTGAAACTCGGGGCCAGAACTCCTGGCTCAACTTCGGCCCCTACGGCGAAACCAACCGCACTGCTAAGGTCGAAGACACGGTCTTCGCTGACCAGAAGACCGGGCTTATGCCCGAGTGGACCTGGAACGAAGGGCGCGTCGAGGACATGCCAGAGCAGCCGCTCCAGCAAGGCCCCCGCGGCACGTTCAATCCGCGCACCCTTGAGCTCGTACTAAACCCCAACGCCGACCTGTCGACCTGGTTCCACGAGACCGGGCACTTCTTCCTGGAAGTGATGGCTGACGTTGCCAGTCAGCCTGACGCGCCTGCGCAGATCGTCGAGGACATGAACGCGTTCCTGCAGTGGGCAGGGATCCCTGACCTCGCCACCTGGAACGGCTACAGCCTTGAGCAGAAGCGCCCGTACCACGAGCGCTGGGCCGAGAGCATCGAGCAGTACGTCATGGAGGGTAGGGCCCCCAGTGTCGAGCTGCAGCCGCTGATGCGTCGGTTCTCCGCCTGGCTGAAGAATGTCTACGGATCGATCAAGCTGTTCCTCGCCCAGCGCGGTGTTGCGCCTGCAGGCGGGCAGACGCTGGGGCAGTCGCGTATTGGTATGAACTTCCGCGACGTCATTAAGCGCACGCCTGAGCTGCAGGCTGCGGCCGACAAGGTTCGCAATGGCGAGATGACTGCGGCCCAGTACGAGGCCCTGGTCGACCAGTACAAGCCGGTCGAGCCTTACACCGAAGTGCCCCCGCCGGCCTCGTCCGAGGACATGCAGCGGGCGTTGACCAGCGACAAAACCGAGCGCATCGGCGTGCCGAGTGCGACGCTCGAAGCAGGCCATCCTGTTGGTCTGCGCCTGGACATCCCGGCCTACGCCAATCACGGCGTCTGGGTTGTATCGGTGCATGAGCAACAAACTGGTTACAACGCGGGCAAGTCAATCGGCTACGAAAGCGTGGCCTCGGCGACCGACGTCACTTTTGGCGTGGTCGAGAAGGCCGCGATGAACATCGCGAGCGGTAAGCCCAAGGCGACCATTGCCGTGATGAAAGGTGGATGGAAACCGACCACGCCAGAGCAAGCCAAAGCCACCGCAGACGCCGCGCTGAACGACCCGGCCTGGGTGCAGGTCGGGATGGACCCCGAGCGCCACAGTTACTTCTACGACCGCGCCACGATGGATCCGATTGTGGCAGCTGACGAAGTCATCCAGATTGGTCCCCTGGTGCTAGCTAAAAATCCGCGGTACGGCGACAAGCAGGACTTCCTGTTTCAAGGCGACCAGCCCGCCGGCGCTGACATGCAGCTCAACGACGACATCCGTCGCGTGATGGACCGCATGCTCGCCACCGACGAGCAGATCCAGCAGGCCAATGCGGTGGCAGGCCTGGCCCCTGATGAGCAAGCCGATGGCGAGGCGATGGAGCGCCTGCAGAGGCGCAGCATGGCGGACCTCAAGTGGGCGGTGAATGCCCGCGACAAAGCGATCCGAAAGCTGCAGCGCGAAACGCGTGAGATCGAGAAGCAAGTGCGCGCCGAGGTGGCGGCCGAAGTCGATGCGACTCCCGAGATGCGCGCCAGGGCGGCGCTGCTGCAGCTGCGCAAGGACAAGAACACCAATGAGCTGACCAAAGCCGCGGTCGCCGATGCGTTCGGATACGAGAGCGTTGACGCGATGAACGCGGCGATCGAGGCGTTCGGCAAGCGTGCCGACGTCATCAATGAGCGCACCGAGCTGCGCATGCTCAACGAGTACGGTGACCTGGTCGATGAGCGCGCGATCCAGGAGGCTGCCAACGAGGCTGTCCACAACGAGGCTCGCGCACGATCGCTGGCCAGTGAGCTGCGCTCGCAGCAGGAAATGATCAACCAGCGCAGAGACACGGGTCGGACCAACGCCCGCGGGGCGCGCATCACGGTCAGTGCGCTGCTCGAAGCAGGTCGTCAATTCGGCGCCAACGTCGTTGCCAGGACTCCGATCGGAAAGCTGAGAGGCGTTGCCTGGCGTCACACGTCCGCCGAGCGACGTGCTGGCACGCGCTGGCGCGATGCGACCATGAAGGGTGAGACCGCCGAGGCGGTACAAGCGCAACGTGATCGGTTCCTGAACAACGCAGCGGCGAAGGCGGCGGTTGAAGCGCAGGCCGAGGTGCGCAAGTTCCTCGAGTTCTTCAAGCGCGTGAACCGCGGCAACAACGAGAAGGTCGTCGAGCGCGGTCGAAATCCCGACATCGTCAACGCAGCGCGCGCGATCCTCAGCGCCTACGGCATGCAAAGCGCCGCCAGCAAGAACGCAGCCGCGTACCTGGAGCTGGTCAAGAAGAACGATCCCGAGCTGTACGCAACGATCGAGCCGATCGTTCAGCAGGCACTGGTCAACAGCAAGCCGATCGATGAGCTCACGTTCGACGAGATCGTCGGACTGCACGAGTCGATCCAGTCGTTGTGGTTCCTGTCCAAGCGCTCACGGCAGATGGAAGTCGACGGCAAGCTGGTCGATATCGACGACTCGGCCCAAGAGCTCTTCGCTCGCATGGAAGAGATCGGGATCCCCGACCGCATTGCGGGCGAGGGCATGGCCGTTACGAAGGAAGAAGAGCGCGGCCTGTTCCTAAAGCAGGGCATCGCATTCCTGCGCCGGGTCGAGCAGTGGGCCGAGGGTATGGACGGGCGCTACGGCGGGCCGTTCCTGCGGCTCGTGTTCCAGCCGATCAAGGACGCCGCCGACCGCTACCGCAAGGACCGTCTCGAGTACCGCAAGAAGTTCCAGGCGCTGGTCGACAACCTGGCACCGATCGTCGGCGACAGCGTCATTCAAGCGCCGGAACTGCTCTACACCTTCGGCACGCCAGGCTCGACCGCTGGCACGGCGATGAACGAGATCCTGCACGCGATCGCGCACACGGGTAACGAGAGCAACAAGCGCAAGCTGCTGCTCGGCCGTGGCTGGGCCACCGAGAACGAGGATGGGACGCTCGACACCTCGCGCTGGGACTCGTTCATTCAGCGCTTGATCAACGAGGGCAAGCTGGTCGAAGCGCACTTCGACTTTGTCCAGGGCGTCTGGGATCTGCTCGAAGAAACGAAGACGCTGGCGCAGAAGGCGCACCGCGACGCATTCGGGCGGTACTTCAACGAGGTCACGGCGAACGAGTTCGTCGATCCGTTCGGCGTCACCCGGCGGGGCGGTTACATCCCTGCCCAGGTCGATTCGCGACTGGTGAAAGACAACGCGCTGCGTCGCTTGGCCGAAGAAGAAAACCAGTCGATGGCCTTCGCTTTCCCGCAGCCGGCCAAAGGCTTCACGATGTCGCGCGTCGAGTACAACCGACCGTTGATGCTCGACCTGCGCTCGCTGTCTCAGCACATCGACAAGGTGCTGCTGTTCAGCCACATGACCGTGCCCGCGCGCGACGTGCGCAAGCTCCTGATGCGAAGCACCGTCAGCCAGCCGCTCAGTCGGATCGAGCCTGCGGCGCTGGAATCAATGCTGCAGCCGTGGCTACAGCGCAGTGCGCAACAGATCGTTGAGACTCCGATCGTGGGCACCGGTCGTTGGGCCAGGATCCCCGGCATCGTCAGATCGCGCGCTGGCATGGCGCTCATGTTCGGCAACGTCAGCAACGCGATCCAGCAGATCACGGGTCTGTCGACCGCAGCCGTGCGCGTCAAGCCGAGCTTCCTGATGCGTTCGCTTTCTCAGTATGTGTCGAACCCTCGCGAATTCAGCCGCGCGGTATGGGACGCGTCGCCGTACATGAACGATCGCGCGACCAACGAGGTCTCGGTGCTGAACGAGCAGATGGAAGCGATCCTGATCCGGCCGACGACCTACGAGCGGGTGCAGGACTGGAGCCTGCGTCATGCGTACTTCCTGCAGACTGCGCTCGACAACGTGCTCTCGCCCATCGTCTGGACCGGAGCGTACAACCAGGCCCTGGCTGAAGGTATGAGCGACAAGGACGCCGTGCGCTTTGCCGACAGCACGGTTCGCCAAACCCAGGGCTCGACGTTGCCCGAGGACGTGAGTCGCATCGAGACGGGTCCTGCCTACGCGCGGGCGTTCACTCAGTTCGTGGGTTACTTCAACATGATGGCGAATACAAACGCCACGGCGTTCAAGCAGCTGATGGGCGAGGTGGGGCTGAAGAAGGGCGCGGGCAAAGCGCTCTACATTGTGATGATGGGCCTGATGGCGCCGATCTGGGTGGCCGAGGCCATCGCCCTGGCCATGCGCGGTGGCCCCGAGGATGACGACGATGACGGCTACCTGGACGACTGGCTGGCCCAGGTGTTCGGCATGGGTACGGCCAAGGGCCTGCTCGCGCAGATCCCGATCGCGGGCCAGTTTGGCGTAGCCGCGGCAAACCGATTCAACGACGACCCGCTCGATGATCGCGTGAGCTTGTCGCCTGCGATCAGTTTGCTGGAGTCAGCGGTCGGAGCTCCGCAGTCCGTCTACAAAGCGATCGTCGAGGACGGCTCCTCGCAGAAGGCGATCCGCGACGTGGCCACCCTGGTCAGCGTTGCGACAGGGGTGCCTCTGTACGGCGTGTCTCGGCCGATTGGCTACACGGCTGGCGTCATTGAAGGGCGCATTGAGCCCCAGGGGCCGATCGACGTGATGCGGGGCTTGGTGACAGGCACTGCCAGCCCGGAATCCAAAGCGCAGTAGCGGTGTCCGTCATCTGAGGCACCGGCTGCACAATCTGCTCAAACTGGAGCACCGCTGATGACTGTTCCGTCAACATCCCGTCGAGCCGGTCCGTTTCTTGGAAACGATTCGACGACGGTCTTCTCGTTCAGCTTCAAGACGTTCGCCGCGGGCGACCTGCTGGTCACCAAGACTTCGGCGTCGAATGTTGAGACAACCCTGACGCTGACGACCGACTACACCGTCACGCTCAACGGTGACCAGGACGCATCGCCTGGCGGCACCATCACGTATCCGGTCAGCGGATCACCGCTCGCGTTCGGCGAGAAAATCACGATCATCGGCGATCTGGAATACGAGCAGACGACAGACCTGCTCGGTGGCGGTGCGTTCAACGCCCGAGTGATCGAGGACACGTTCGACAGGGCGGTGATCCAGATCCAGCAGGTCGATGAGCGGATGGACCGCGCATTGACCATGCCCGTCTCAGCATCCAATGTCAGCACGACGTTGCCGTTGCCGCAGGCTGGTTTGGTCATCGGCTGGAATACGAGCGGGACCGGTCTGCAAAATTACGACGTGGATGAAGTCGAGTCGCCCTACGGCAACTGGACCTACAGCACGTTCACGGGCAACGGTACGACGACGGCATTCGCGCTTGCCAAAGCTCCTGGCAACATCGCCAACGTCGACGTTTCGATCAACGGGCTGTCCCAGGTGCCTGTTGTTGACTTCTCGCTGTCGGGCGCACTGCTGACGTTTGTCACTGCGCCGCCGAATGGCACCGAGATCCTGGCGCGCTATGGTCTATCGACCACGCAAGGGTTCCCGTCGTACTCCAGCGAGCAGTTCACCGCGACGGCAGGGCAGACGATCTTCAACCTGACGAGCGCCACCTACGTGCCCGGCAGCTCAAACGTGGCCGTGTACGTGAACGGGCTGCGGATGGTCAGTGGCTCGGATTACATCGAGACCAACAGCAGCCGAATCACGTTCACCTCGGCCCTCACGCTGGGCGACGAAGTCACGATCGTGTTCGGTCGCGAATTCCCCGACGGCCTGGATTCCAGCAGCGTGGGCTTTGCGCAAACAGGCACGGGCGCTGTGGCTCGCACGGTGCAGAGCAAGCTGCGGGAGACGGTGAGCGTTAAAGATTTTGGGGCTGTAGGTGACGGTGTTACGGATGACACAGCTGCGATTCAGGCGGCTATTTTAGCTAGCGCTGCTGTTTATTTTCCCGCAGGTACTTACAAAACTTCTAGCACGGTCATTGCGTCCTTTGCCAAAAAGCAGTCGCCTATTTTGTATGGTGATGGCCCGGCCGCGACGATTATTCAACCGACAAGCGCGGTCACTGGCAACGCTTTGCAAATTGGCGAATCTGGCAATTTCACTACCAACTTTGTTGTGCGCGACCTTGGCATTGACATGGTGAATATGCCAGACACCGCTACAACCGCGGGGCTTGGCATCAACTCTGCTTTTTGGGGGAATGTAACCAACATTCGTACATATAACGAAGAACTTAGCAAACGCAGCATTTTGTTTTCTGGTTCAGCCTACTTGACCAGCTTCAAAGAGTGTATTGGTCGAGTGTTTGGCGTTTTTGGTAGCAATTCTGTAAGTCGTG